AACTTTGAAGTTCGTGAACGTGCAGCTCGTAAAGGCCGCAACCCACAAACTGGTGCAGAAATCACAATTGCAGCTTCTAAAGTACCAGCATTTAAAGCAGGTAAAGCTCTTAAAGACGCTGTAAAATAACAGCGATTTAAAAAGCCTATTGCGTCAAGCTTTCTAGCTTGTACAATAGGCTTTTTCTTGTGTTTTGGGGCATTTTTGGGGCATAAAATCAATAGTTTTCCATGATGTCAGCCACATTTGACTTCATTTTCTTGGTGATGTGGGTGTAAATTTGAACAGTCGTCTTTGAATCAGCATGACCGACACGATCCATAATAGCTTTAAGTGGGACATTGTTTTCAGCCAGACGGCTGACTAGAGTATGACGGAAGATGTGGCTGGTAAGATTTTTCCGAATCGGCGTTGCCAATCGCTCGTTGGCAGCTTTAAGAGCTAGGTTGAAAGAGTTAGTTTGAATAGGAACTCCGTTTTTAGTTGTGAAAAGGTAGCCCATGTCTCTATATCGTAGATTGGTGTTTTTTTCCAGTTCATTCATGAACTCCAATTCTTTGAGGATTTCCATTTCACGGTTGGTCATGATTGTTTCCCGGTAGGAGGCAAGAGTTTTGGGAGTTGTTTTTTCGCCGTTACGGTAGCCCTCTGTGTGGTCATAGGTTCCGTGCAACTGTAGGATTCTGGTTTCAAAATTATAATTTGTTGGTTCGATACTGACTGCCTCACCAATACGGCAGCCATTTAGGCTCATAAACTCAGACAGTAACCCTAGACGGTAAGTGTTGGGGCGTCGATATAACTCTTTAAGGAGCGGTTGAATTTCATCCTCTTCAAGATATTTTTCTTCAATTTTCTTCCAATCTTCCAAAGTTTTCTTTATCCGCGGGAGTTTGGCCCGCCGAGATGGATTATCCTTAATGATATTCAGATCAACAGCATAATCAAAAGCAAGGTTGAGCATAGATTTGTGACGCTCTTTCTTGTTTCTGGAGCAATCGAGATTGTCTAGGTAAGCTTGGACGTATTTAGGATCAATATTGACCACTTTTACATTCAGTCCAAAAGACTCTCTTATTTCCTTGATATTGCCCCTTAACGAAGCGATAGACGACCGTTTTATCTCTTGTTGATAAAATCCCCACCACTGGTCTAAAAGAGCTGTAAAGAGCATTTCTGACGTTTTTAGATTATTCATAAGGTTGGTTATCTTAGTATCAAGTATCTTTTGAGCTTCTTTTCGTATTCTGGGGGTGTCCTTCTCCATGAGTATAGACGTTCTTTTCCATTTGTTGGTATAAGGGTCACGGTATCTTTCAACAAAATTCACTTTTCCGCTTTTGTGTTGTTCTACCCACATTGTATTTTCTCCTATATTTTGGTAAAATGGGTACAAGAAAACGACCTTTTGAATGGTTGCTTCTTATACAGGATTTCCTCACACTCAAATTTTGGCGATGGCGAGTGTGGGGATTTTTTAAAAAAATAATTTAATTTTCATAAATAATCATGTTATAATTGTTTTAAAAAAAGCAGGAGAAAACATATGTTAAAAAAAAAGTTGAAAAATTTTATCGTATCAATGTTTCTATTTCTCTTAATTTTCAAGATTTTTTTCTCAATAACTACGATTTACATCGCAAATAATTATCTTTCAATAGTAATATCTATGATTATCTCATTCCAATTAAAGAGATTTATTTCTTTCGAGTCTAACTAATGTTAGACTTTTTTTATTCTTCAGATTCTTCTGGTGTATCACTAGAAAGCTGTTGCATGTTCTTTTGACTTTCTATAGCAGTTGTTAATTTTCTCGGGATACGAATTCCTAATTCAGATATCGGTACACCGAGTTCATCAGCTAATTCTTTTGCTTGCTTAATCCGGTCTAGTTTATTTTTTTGATACTCTTGATATGTTTTTATTAATCCTGGGACTTCTAGTTCTAATCCCATAAACTTAAATTTTCCCCCACTTGTCAGGACGATTGCTCCACTGAGTATTGCTGAAATTATAAGTCCATAGTCTACAGTGTGTGTAATAAGTTCGATTATCCCCTCAGATTGAACATTTATCTTTGAATCTACTCGTGTTTTGGGGAAGAGTAACCTTGTCAATAAAGAATATTGATAAACAAATTGACCTAAATAAACTCCTTGAATATCTTTTTCTTCTGTTACGTGGTAGCTAATGTATAGTTTTTCATCTTCAATATAACAAGGGAAAAGTGCACGATTAATGAACGGCTTATAATCATTTATATTAGATAGTGTTGCATGAGAATAGATCATTTTATACAATGCACTATCTGCATCAGAACGATTAAACCATCCTAGCCAACTTACTTTCCATCTTTTTGCGAAGTCTGATCGTGGGTGCGTTATCTCCTCGTTTTTATATTGCTCTATTTGAGACAGTGAAAGTTCGTATAATGGGCCAACTACTTTACCAACTAAGAATCGTTCAGAACCCTCTGAAGGAACAACGACAATATCATTTTTCTTAATATTATTTACAAAACGAAGTAATTGTCCTGCAGTAATTCCATATTTGTTTTCAGATGGATCTGAATCCTCAGGGAAGGTCAATTTATCTTTTAGGATATTTTTTAACTTATTCGAATCATTATCGGCACCTTTAATGTCTTCAAGGGTAATTTCATTCCATCCAATACCTATATAGCCGTTAAGATTGAAGTCAGTGTAGTATTCACCTGAATTAGCTCTAACAAGCCAATAATCGATTGTTGAATCGAGAACAGGGATTTCTTTTCTTATATTTTCTATAATTCCCTTTAATTCCACCGTTTTTGCCATAAAATCACCTCTTTTTAATTTTTATAATTCTCCACGACTTCGCCAATTGTTCTAATGTCGTTGTTTTCGTTTTTTTATATTTATTTTCCGAGTAAAAACCTCATCTTGACAATTCATAATTTTCTTCTTTTTACCATCACCTCATCTGTGGTGGTCTTTTTTTTATTACTGATAAAGTTGTGTAGCTTTACAGATTTTTATCTCTCCACCGGCATAAAATTGCCAACCACCTTACCGATGATACGGGGTTCTTCTTCCCATTTTGCAAACTTATCATCGTATTTGTCATTGATAGAGACGAGCCTTAGGCCGTCTTTTTCTTTATATACTTTTTTGATGTAAGATTGCCCGTCCCAGTCAACGGCATAGATGGCACCATCATAGTCCCAACCAGTATCTTTAATAAGGGCGACAGATCCGTCAAGGAATTTAGGTTCCATGGAATCACCATAGACCCAAGAAGCAAAGTCGTGATCTATATCTTTGTTGTAAAATACGACATCATAGTTGCGGTCTTCCATGTAATTGTAGCCATTTCCGGCAGATAATTTCTCGAATACATGATATTCGGCGAGAGGATCGGTGACTTCTGCTTTATTTGAATTTTCATTTTTCTGCTCTTTGAGCTGCTTGTCAGCAAATGTCAATACTTTTTCTTGACGCGGCTGGTGAAGCTGGTCGTAGATTTGTTGGATTTCAGATTTTGAAAGAACAGGGGGAGTAGCATTGATTTGAATTTCTTGATCGTCATCAAGCATATCAATCAAATCTTCTGCAGAAATTTGCATGCCTTTAGCAATTTTTTCTATTGTTTCATAAGATGGAACAATAGGTTTTTTTGACTTCGGATGCTCATTTTTTTCAAGCATAGAAATATACCCTTTTGTTAAATCAGATAATTCGCAAAAAGCATCCATAGATAACTTATGTTCTGATCTGTATGATTTTAGTAATTCTCCTAATTTCATTAAAAAACTCCTTTCTATATGTTGTTTAATCTATTATACACTTAAAAATAAAAAAAGTAAATATTTTTTGTTTAACACACTTGACAAATTATGTTTAACGTGTTAAACTATAATCAAGCTTAGAGATAAGCAAATAAAACGAAAGGAAAAAACATTATGCTAAAACGTCGGCGTAAACAAAAAGACCCTTGGCTGACACAGCCAAGAGCCACAGTAATAGCAGCGGTAATTGCGCTCATCGCTGTACTATTACAAATCATATTCAAGTAGGAGTGGGGCGCAAGTCCCAACTCTTACAATGTCATTCTAGCATAATGTGAGGTGAAAAGCAATGAAGAAAGAGCAGCTTTGGACAATCGGCGGACTGGTCGCAATAGGTGTGATACTTGCGATTGTGATTTGGAATTTTATTTTTTGAAAGGGGTGAGAGAATGAAACCAAGACGATATCCGTATAGTGGAAAAAGAAAAAAGCCTATCGATCAAGCGATAGACTTTGTAATAGACCAAAATGCTATTCTTCAATCGGTTGTTCAAAATTCCCAATTGAAACACCCAGAATCTGATCTAAAAATAGACAAACGTATGGCATTTTGAATGAGCCACCAATAGAATTGGTACGAAGTTCAACGTCTACCAAGAAGACAGCTGTTGGATTATTTTCATCGTATTCAGAAAATCTAAGATCTTTTATCTTTTGAGCAATAGCAGATACGTAAGGATAATCAGTATTATCAGGATTGTAAGGTTTGCCAATGTATTGTCCAGCAGCTGTTTGGATTATCAATTTGTGATCTGTATCTTCAGCGATAATCCCATGAGTTAGTAGAATGTCAAGTTTTGCCAAGTTGTTACTCATATTTTTCCTCCTTTCTATTGGAATTTTGACTAAAACGGTGAGAGGTCCTAGTCAAGATATATTATATGCTAAAAAGCAATGTTTGTCAATATATTGTGTAACAATAGGGCACATATTCGTATATTACACAATATATAGTGTAATAGCATATATAAGCACAAAAAATATAAAAATAAAACTAGATAAGGAGTAAACGGCTATGCTTTGGGAAAAAATATCTGAACAAATTTCAAAGAAAAATTGGACGGTTTACAAGCTTTGTCTAAAAGCTGGTGTAGGCACCGCAGGAATCTACCGCTTAAGAGACGGAGAAGTAAAAGACTTGCACTTCGAAACAGTCAAAAAAATAGCTGACGCATTGGATGTCAGTCTAGATGAATTTAGATAAGGAGGTGAGAAAATGGATCAACTAAAAATCAGAACAGACGGCATTTCCCTAAACGGACAAAAATTGAAATCCGTGTAAGCTATAAAAACAAAAAGCATGGCTGAAGACAATCGCACTACAGTGTATATCAAGTTATCCGCCAAGTTGGTGTAAAATAACATGAACTATTAGATAAATGGAACGAAAAAAACGCATTCCAGCTGCTATCTAGAATGCGTTACGGAAATTGTTCTGCTCAAACTAATAGCAGTAGTCAACAACACTTCGCTGGTATCGTCCCCAGCACTGTAGTTGAAATAAACTTTGATTCTCGATTTTAGAGTCTAGCTTTTTCGCCACTTTAGAAGTGACAGCTTGTTTAAACTTTTTTGGTCGTCTAGCTAAGACGCCCTGAAAAAGCTAACTCTCCCTATTGAACCCTGCTAGCCAGGTGCGGTAGGCAAAAGGTAAACCTACAAATGAATCCAAAAGTTTACTGAGACACAGTACCTTTCAAAAATTCTGCCAATTTGCATCAGCTCCTTTCTGTTATAAAGGTAATTTTAAATTAACATAAGGAATCAAGGATTACATCAGTCTTAAGACTGATATGGAGGTAAAGATGGACGATAAAATCATCGAACTAGCTGACTATTTTATCAATCAGTCTAAAACGTACAGTGAAGCCATGATAGCGTGTGAGAAGCTATTGAAAGATGTTGCTCATGAAATCCAACTCAGAGCACTAGAAAACAAAACAAGGAGGTGAGGAGTGGTGCAAGGAGAACGTTTAAAAAAATGGCGTGAGGCAGAAAAAATGTCTCAAGAGGAACTTGCAGAGAAGTCAAATGTTTCTCGAACAACAATACATTTGATAGAATCAGGTCAGTTTTCAACTGTTAAACTTCGAACACTTCAAAAGTTAGCCGGAGTTTTTAATAAACATGTAAAAGATTTTTTTTGAAACAAATGTTTAACGAATTAAACTTAAAATAAGTCAATTAAATCAAAAAAGCAACTGAAAAATCAGCTGCTTACCAAAAATACTAACTTAATTATAGCACAGAAAGGAACAATTTACTATGCCAAAAGCAGAAATAATTTACAGGCCTGCCAATCAGTCTGAAAAAGCAACATATGGCGACTATGCACACCTTTGCCAAATCTGGGAAGGGTTGACAGTCGGAACTGCTAAAGGTTGGGCGGCAGAAATGAGAGAACATCCAGACTTTCGACAATTCATTGACAACCCAACTCACAGAATCGTCTTTGTCAATTACGAAGGATTTCGCCTGTTTGTTAAGTGGAAATCTCGCAACCGATACAGACCCAAAAAAGAAACACTGGCAGAGATGCTGGAGAATATTAAAACAGAAAAACGGTTAGGAGTATAACATGCAAAATTACGAACAAATACGGCTGATAATGAACTGGGAGCGCGACCATTATAGATTAGGCAACAGCTACAAGAACAAACTGGCTAAGAAGCCAGTTAAGGTTGTCGAACAGGAATTGGCTGAGATAGTCGAAGGCTGGAAGAATATGACTTTTTCGGCCGTGCCAAAAAGCGCGATGAAGGTTGAGGGCGACAAAACGATAATTTTTAGAAAAAGAGGATGAGATGAATAGGCAGGATTTAAAAGAAGGACAAGAGGTTTATGTCAAAGGGCGAGTTATCCACACAGGAGACCATTTAGATATTGTTTTGGACAAAGGAAGCTTTATAGAAAATGCTATTATTTTACACCATAAAAAAACAGTTATTCCGCAATTTGTGGCAGAACACATTGAATATCATAAGAGTATGAATTCCCCGATGGGCGATATATTCAACAGACATTTTATTGACGACAAAAGAGTTGAGGTCTGGCTTCGAGAGGCCCTCAATGCTTATGATAATCTCGGCAAAGCGTGGTTATTCGGCTACGAGGTTGAGAAAGAGAAGATGTACACAGCTAAGCTTAAACTAATAACAACCAGAAATTATCAAACCCGCTTCACTCGTTTAGAACTTGAAGAATTGGGCGTTTGGAATAATCCAGTTTTTGAAATTGAGGAGGTGTCGAATGAGTGAAATTTTCGGAGCGATAGCAACACTCGCGTTCGTATTCTTGGCTGGCGCATTTGTCAATCATTTAGATTGGTGCAAAGCCAAGAAGCAAGCAGAGCGTGAAGCACGAGAAAACGAACGCATAGAGCTAGAAGCTATGTACGTAGTTTGTGCAATCGAGCACGACCGCAGAGAGCGAGCACGCAAAGTGGCAGAGGCTCGGAAATATTGCACAAAATCATTTAGGTATTAACAAATATAAGGAGTTGAATAATGGTAACTATCAATAAACTAGAAATCGAAAACGTCAAACGCGTTAAAGCAGTCAAAATAGAACCGTCAGCGACCGGTTTGACAATCATAGGTGGAAATAATAACCAAGGTAAAACAAGTGTACTAGACAGTATTGCTTGGGCCTTGGGTGGTGCAAAATACAAGCCTAGCAAAGCAACGCGAGAAGGTTCTATTGTTCCGCCCACGTTAAAAATAACCATGTCAAATGGGTTGATTGTGGAACGCAAAGGCAAGAACAGCGACCTAAAAGTTATTGACCCTAGCGGTAACAAAGCTGGTCAGAAGTTGCTAGATAGTTTTGTAGAAGAATTAGCTATCAGCTTGCCAAAATTTATGGAACAGACTAGTAAAGAAAAAGCAAGTACACTCTTACAAATCATCGGAGTTGGTCCGCAATTGGCAGAATTGGAAATGCAAGAAAAAGCCAAATATGACGAACGTCACGCAATTGGTGTGATTGCAGACCAGAAAGAAAAGTTTGCTAAAGAACAGCCTTACTATCCTGACGCACCAAAAGAATTGATTAGTATTGCAGACTTAATCAGTCAACAGCAAGACATCTTGGTCAAAAATGGCGAAAATGCCCGCAAGCGTCAAAATGCAGTAGCTATCCAAAATAATCTCAATGCTGCTAATGCCGAAGTTGAACGACTAGAACAATTGCTAGCTGACGCAAAAACCAAACAACAGCAACTAGCCAATGATTTTGAAATTGCCCAAAAAGACACAATGGACTTACAAGATGAATCTACTGAAGAAATCGAAACAAACATTGCAAATATCGAACAAACCAATCTTAAAGTCCGTGCCAATTTAGATAAAGACAAAGCGGAAGAAGATGCTAAAGGATATCGCCAACAGTATAAAGAGCTAGATAGTGTTATCGCTGACATCCGTCAAAAGAAAACAAACTTACTAACTAATGCAGATTTGCCGCTGGAGGGTCTATCTGTAGATGACGGCGAATTGCTCTATCTTGGTCAGCGTTGGGACGGCATGAGTGGCAGTCAGCAACTACGTGTAGCAACTGCTATTGTCCGTAAGCTCAAACCAGAGTGTGGATTTGTCCTCATTGATAAGTTAGAACAAATGGATCGGCAAACCTTGCAAGAGTTTGGTCAATGGCTGGAACAAGAAGGACTTCAAGCCATTGCTACTCGTGTCTCCACTGGTGGAGAGTGCTCGATCATAATTGAGGACGGCTACAGCGTTTCGCCAGTAGAATTTGCAAGCACCGCTCAGCAAGGACATGCTGAAACAGTCGCACCGACTTGGCAAGGTGGATTTTAGAAAGGAGTAATCAATGCAGATTACAAGAGGAAAACGAGCACGAGCTCAAAAAGTTGTTATTTATGGCCCAGAAGGAATTGGTAAATCTACCTTTGCAGCAGGATTTCCAGAACCTATCTTTATTGACACAGAAGGTTCAACAGATAACATGGACGTAGCACGGTTGGATAAGCCGACTAGCTGGACAATGTTAAATAATGAGATTGCTTTTATTAAGGCTAATCCGCAGACTTGCAAGACGCTAGTTATTGATACGGTTGACTGGGCAGAAAGTCTAGCGGTTGAATCTGTCTGCGCTTTGCACAATAAAAAAGGTATTGAGGATTTCGGTTGGGGGAATGGCTACACCTATGTTCGGGAAGAAATTGGGCGCTTCTTAAATAGCTTGTCGGAATTGATTGAGCTAGGAATTAACGTAGTCTTAACCGCTCACGCTCAATTGAAGAAATTCGAACAGCCGGACGAAATGGGAGCATATGATCGTTACGAGTTAAAACTTGGTAAGAAAACTAGTTCACAGACAGCACCACTGGTCAAAGAATGGTCGGATATGGTTCTGTTTGCTAATTATAAAACAATCTTAATGACGGCTGAAAATGGTAAGAAGAAAGCACAAGGCGGTGAACGTGTGATGTATACGCAACACAGACCAGCATGGGATGCAAAAAATCGTCACGGATTGCCAGACGAATTGCCGTTCAACTATGCAAGCATTGCTCATATCTTTGCTCAACAACAAGTACAGACATCAGCAGAAAGCCCACAGCTAGAACAAGCATCTCAATCACAGCCTGAACAACGAACACAGAACATACCGCAAGCAGAACAAACTGAATTGCCGATTGATATGACTAACACAGTTCCGCCTAAACAACAGGAACAACCACAGATGTATAATGCTAACCTACCTCAATCTTTGCGTGATTTAATGGCTCAAGAACAGGTAACAGAAAAAGAACTACAACGAGTGGCTTATATCCGCGGACACTTCCCACTAGGCACACCAATTGAAAACTTCCCACCGGATTATTGGGATATGATTGTGGCACATTGGAGCGAAACGTTAAATGTCATCAAAACTCAAGTACGAGTTGATCCAGAATTGCCCTTTGAGACTACGACATAAGTTCTGGGAATTAGAAATCATTGCTAAATACAGCAAAAGGAGTACATATGACAGATAAAACTATCAAGATTGATTTATCAAAAATTGCTAACACCGCTCTACAAGAAAAGGTAGATAAGGAATTAGAAAAGGTTTTAGACAACATTCTAGACCTCAATACTAAAGCTAACGCTGTGCGCAAACTGACTATAACTCTAGCTATGTCAACAGACGACGAACGTACTGTCGTAACAACAAGTATGGAAGTCAAATCCACATTAGCACCACAAAAAGGCGTTTCTACAAGTGTGATTGTCGGACGTGACGACGAAGGTAGAATCCATGCTAACGAACTTAAAAGCGGGATTCCTGGTCAAACATATTTTGACGATAATGGCGACATGCGCACAGACACTGGTGAGTTAATCGAAAAAATTGAAAAAGAAGAAAATAACAAGATTATTGATTATAACAAAAAGAAAGCAGGTAATTAAATATGACGGAATCAATCAAGGAAGCATTAGAATATGCAGTTGATCTAGACCGCAATAAACTCAACATTATCAAGTCAGGAAATGGCAAGGAGTATTTCAACGCTCAAGATGTTCGGTTGGAAGAAGTTGACCCAAAACGCTATCCGAAACCTATCTCTCTTTATACATTGAGCAGTCTAGTGGACTATCTCAAATCTGGGCTTGATGGATTGGATAACCAAAAGCTGATTATCAAGGTCAACAATTATGATAAGGTAGAAGTTGCTACAGAAGTTGATGAGTTAGCACATCGTACTTGTCTAGTAACAGTGACAGCTGGTATGCCACCAATTCCATTCGGACGTTGGCAAGACCAAGAAGAATTTAATATAATGTTGCAATCGCTCTTCTTAGATAAGAATGATCGCGCTGTGGTCTTGGATTTCGCTAGTCACCTAAAAATCGAAAAAGGTACTGAGATTCAAGACAATGGTATTAGTCAACTAGCAACCGTCCGTGATGGTGTGGCTAGTTTATCAAAAGCTAAAGCACCTAATCCTGTGACCTTGACACCATATCGAACCTTCAGCGAAGTGGAACAGCCATCTAGTCAATTCGTCTTTCGTATCAATAGCATGGCAAATCTGGCACTCTTTGAAGCAGACGGCGGCAAGTGGAAACTAGATGCCATCAACAATATTGCAAACTACTTAAAAACAGAACTTGCCGACAAAGACAATATCACTATTTTAGCTTAACAAAAGGAGAAATAAAACATGACTGAATATAACAACAACTTTGACCGTGAACTTGGCTGGGATGATACGATTGAGAAAGACTCAGAGTTCGTCCTCTTGCCAGATGGATTGTACTATTTTACTGTTGCAGGATTTGAACGTGGACGACACACGCCCAATCCAAAAAATCCAGGAAAATTGCCAGCTTGTAACAAGGCAACTGTAAACATTAAAATTTCAGCTAATGAAGGCGAAACAGAATTGCGGCATAACCTATTCTTGCATAGCTCAATGGAAGGTATGCTCTCAGCTTTCTTTGCTGCTATTGGACAAAAGAAAAAAGGTGAACCTCTTCGCATGAATTGGAATGCTATTGTTGGCAAATCCGGTGTATGTAAAGTCGGAACTCGTCAATACAACGGGAATAATTACAATGAAGTCAAATCTATGCTCTATCCTGAAGATGTGGATTATGCTAAGGTCTTGAATAATCAGCCCGGTCAAGCGCAACAGGGCAGCTACCAACAACCAACGCAAGGAACTTATCAGCAGCCTCAGCAGAATTACCAACCGCCTCAGCAAAATTATCAACCGCCTCAGCAAAATTATCAACCGCCTCAGCAAAATTATCAACAACCAACGCAGGGCGGATATCAAGCAGGTCAGTTTTAGGAGGTAAAGCATGCAGTTAAGACCTTATCAACAGGAGGCTCGTGAAGCGGTTCAAGCTGAGTGGGCGCAAGGTCGCAAGCGTACGCTATTAGTTTTACCGACAGGGTGCGGGAAGACGATTGTCTTTTCTAAAATTATAGAAGACCAAGTGAAGGGGGGCAAGCGAGTGCTTGTCCTTGCTCATCGGTCGGAATTGCTAGAACAAGCTAGCGACAAACTGAAAACAGCAACAGGGCTAGGTACTGCTCTTGAAAAAGCAGAACACACTTCTTTCGGCTCTTGGTATCGAGTTGTAGTTGGTTCTGTTCAAACACTGCAACGTGAGAAACGACTTAGTCAGTTTCCACCTAATTATTTTGACACAATCGTAGTAGATGAAGCCCATCATGCCATATCAGACGGTTATCAGCGCGTCCTTAGTCACTTTGAAAAATCCGATGTTCTGGGCGTTACAGCGACCCCAGACAGAGGAGATATGAAGAACTTAGGTAGCTACTTTGACAGTCTGGCTTATGAATACTCACTAGTACAAGCTATTAAAGAAGGTTACTTATCCAAAATCAAGGCGATTACAATCCCATTGACTCTAGATTTATCCAATGTCAGTATGTCTGCAGGCGACTTCAAAGCTAGTGATGTCGGAACAGCTCTAGACCCTTATCTAGAACAAATCGCTGATGAAATGACTAAGCAATGTCAGAATCGCAAGACAGTAGTATTTTTACCTCTGGTTAAGACAAGTCAAAAGTTCCGAGATATTTTGAACGCTAAAGGTTTTCGAGCTGCCGAAGTCAATGGTGAATCAAAGGATCGGGCAGAGGTACTAGAAGATTTCGAAAACGACCGCTACAACGTGCTTTGTAATTCGATGTTATTAACAGAAGGGTGGGATTGCCCGTCAGTGGATTGTGTGGTCGTGCTGCGACCTACTAAGGTGCGGGCATTGTATAGTCAAATGGTAGGGCGTGGCACTCGTCTACACCCTGGAAAAGAGGAACTGCTCTTACTGGACTTCCTCTGGCATACAGAACGCCACGAACTCTGCCGACCAGCACACCTTATTTGTGAGACTCCAGAAGTAACGCAGAAGATGGTTGAGAACATGGAAGAAGAGACAGGGGTACTGCTAGACCTACAAGACATGGAAGTCAAGGCAACAGAGGACGTAGTAGCCCAGCGTGAAGAAGCACTGGCCAAACAGCTAGAAGAAATGCGCAAACGGAAGCGCAAGTTAGTGGACCCGTTACAATTTGAAATGTCTATTCATGCAGAAGACTTGTCAAACTATGTTCCGAATTTTGGCTGGGAGCAAGCGCCTGCTAGTGATAAGCAAATTAAAGCGTTAGAAAAATACGGTATTTTTGCCGATGAAATCGATAATGCTGGAAAAGCTGCTTTGTATTTAGATAGATTACACAAGCGACAGTCAGAAGGATTAACAACGCCGAAACAGATTCGATTTTTGGAAGGTCGTGGTTTCAAAGATGTGGGCATGTGGCAGTTTGAGGCTGCTAGAAAAATGATTGATCGTATTGCAGCGAACGGTTGGCACATACCAAGAGGTGTGATACCAAGAGAATATATACCAGAATAGGAGAAGGATAATTGACAGAAGGAAATTTTAATTTATTGCCGCTGTTAGATTACATTGACCCTTCTGTCTTATCATATCAAGACTGGGTCAATGTAGGAATGGCTCTCAAGCACGAAGGCTATACGGCAGCGGATTGGGATAGTTGGTCACAAGCTGACAGTAGGTACAAGAAATTTGAGTGCTTCAAAAAATGGGACACATTTAACGAAGAAGCAGGAAGTATCGTCACAGGCGCTACAATTGTGCAAATGGCAAAAGGTCGCGGCTGGACTTCGCCATACGCTTATGACGGCGAGAATGCTCACGAGCTAGATTGGAACGATACTATAGATAAAGATTATCGCGTTATTGATAAGAATTGGATTGAAGGAAAAGAAATCCAAGAGCCAGTCAATTGGAACCCAGTAAGCGAAATTACGCGTTATTTGGAAACGTTGTTTGAAAGCACGGATATTGTTGGTTATGTAACGGCGACCTATCCAATTGAGACAGATGACGGTACGATTTACAAGCCAACGCAAGGAGCCTACGACCGCACAGCTGGCCAGTTAATTCAAGAATTGAACAACTACAAAGATTTGAACTTAGTCTTTGGTGACTACAAGGAGGAAGCTGGAGCGTGGATTCGTTTTAATCCGTTAGATGGTAAAGGCGTTAAGAACGACAATGTTACAGACTATCGTTATGCCTTGGTAGAATCCGACAGCATGGACTTAGCCAAACAGAATGCCATCATACGCGAATTGGAATTGCCTGTGGCAACCTTGGTCTACTCTGGCAAGAAATCCATTCATGCTATCGTACGAGTGGACGCTAGGGATTATCAAGAGTACCGAAAACGTGTTGATTATATCTATTCCATCTGTAAAAAGAACGGGCTAGATATTGACGTTCAAAACCGCAATCCAAGTCGGCTGTCCCGGATGCCTGGGGTCACTAGAAACGGGCATAAGCAATTTTTGATTGATACCAATATAGGAAAAGCTAACTATGAAGAATGGTTCCAGTATATTGAGGACTTGAACGACGATTTGCCAGATCCCGAAGGCTTGGCTGATAGCTGGGATAATATGCCAGAGTTAGCTCCTGAGTTGATAAAAGGTGTCCTTCGTCAAGGTCATAAGATGCTGATTGCTGGTCCTTCTAAAGCTGGTAAGTCATTCGCGCTGATAGAGATGTCTATCGCTATCGCAGAAGGTAAAAAGTGGCTCGGTTGGGAATGTGCTCAAGGTCGTGTCCTCTATGTCAATCTGGAGCTAGACCGTCCGTCTGCCTTGCATCGCTTCCGTGATGTCTATCAGGCTATGGGATTGCCACCACAGAATATCAGTAACATTGATATCTGGAATCTGCGTGGCAAGACCGTTCCAATGGACAAGCTAGCGCCCAAGTTGATACGTCGGGCGTTGAAAAAGAATTATATTGCAGTCATCATTGACCCGATTTATAAAGTCCTGACGGGTGATGAAAACTCAGCAGACCAAATGGCGCACTTTACTAATCAATTTGATAAAGTAGCAACTGAATTAGGGTGTAGCGTTATCTACTGCCATCACCACTCAAAGGGGGCTCAAGGTGGCAAGAAGTCTATGGATAGGGCTAGTGGTTCGGGTGTATTCGCTCGAGATCCTGATGCACTTATTGACTTAGTAGAGCTGGAAGTGTCAGAAGAATTGTTGACCCAGCGACTAAATCAGGCAGCGTGCGAGGTTTACCAACAGGCATTGCAAGAACGAAACAATGCCTACTATCAACAGAATGTAGGCCTAGATGACCTCTTGAGCCCTGCGCAGATGAGAACGCACTTCGAGAAGGGCATTCCTGATGTCATGGCTCGTGCTCCATTCGTGGATAAGCTCGAAGAGGTTCGCAACAAGATCCAGATATCGACTGCGTGGCGTGTCGAAGGTACGCTCCGAGAGTTTGCCAAGTTCAAGCCAGTCAATATGTGGTTCAGCTATCCAGTGCATGCGCTAGATGAAACAGGCGTGCTGGCGGATATACAACTAGAAGAAAAAAAGCCTATGTGGCAAAAAGGGAAAGAAAGCCGCAAAAGCAAAGAGCAAAATCTAAAAGAACGTAATCAAAAATTAGAAACTGCTTATTCAGCTCTTTTTGATGGTTCTTCACCGGTCACTGTAAAAGAACTTCGTGAATATTTGGACTTAAAAACTAACAAAAGCGTGGAAAATTACATCAAAGAACACGATGGTTTTGATGTTAAAAAAGGTATTGTTTTTCCTATAAAAGAAAAGGAAAAATAGGAAAAAAACTTGAAGAATTCTAAAGAAAAATACTGTATTTTTCTTTTCCAAAATTAGAAAAAGTCAAGTATTTTTCTTTTCTGTTAAGTTTTAGAAAAATAGGAAAAAGTCAAGTATTTTTCTGGAAAAATACATCCTACAACTACTAAAGTAGTTGTTAAAGGTTTTTTCCTTCGTAAAAGCAAAAGAGAAAAGGAAAAGGGGCTGTAAGTCCTGCCCCTTTATCCTTTGTCTCATCTTTTGCAAAGGGCGTGAAATTCCAACAAATAAAAATATGTAAAATTAGAAAGGTAAAATAAATATGGTTGGCGAAAATTTAAAAGTTTGTTTATTCGTTTCGAGAAACAAAGACAATAAAAATGTTGTGGATTTTAAAGAACGGAAAAAATCGTTTGTAACAGCAAAATCTATTGATGATTTAAAGAACGAATTTGATTCATTTGTCAACGCAGGTCAATTTGGAGAAGTTAGCAGATTTTATATTTCTGTTAATAGCAGAGACAACGAAAAAATTCAAAAGAGTCTACAACATTATTTGCTCGAAAATGTATTGGACATGTCAAAAATCGATTCAAAAATTGCTAGCATTGCAGCAAAGTCAGAAAATGCCTTAGAACACAAATGGTTGTTTGATTGTGATTTTGATAATGTTCACAACATGAATGATTTCGAACTGGATGTTAGAGAGAATTTTTCTAGCGCAGATGGTGAGATTGTTAGGCATGAGACTATGAACGGATATGCTTTAGTAGTACCTCATGGATTTGATACAAGAGCGCTAATCAGCGGTTGGCCAACCGTGGAGCTGAAAAGAGACGGCATGTTGTTGTGTGACTATAATGTAAAAAAATTCTAAAGTGAAGCGAGGATATCCTATGATTGAATTTTTCTTACCGATGAAAAAAATACCTACTACCACACACCAACAGAAAAAAATCACTGTCAAGAATAGTAAACCACAAATATACGAACCCGAAAGTCTGAAAGCTGCCAGAGAGAAATTTCTCTCACTTTTAGCGCAGCATGTGCCACCAAATAAATTTAAAGGAGCAATCAGGTTGACGGTCAAATGGTGCTTCCCGCGTATCAAAAAAAGCTACGATGGCCAGTACAAGACCACGAAACCAGACACGGACAATCTGCAGAAGCTGCTCAAGGACTGTATGACGAAGCTTGGATATTGGCAGGATGATGCGCAAGTGGCCAGCGAAATCGCAGAAAAGTTCTGGGCAGATAGAGTCGGGATCTATATCAAAATTGAGGAGCTGCCATGAAGATTGATTACATTGATTTCTTTAGTAGAGTTATCCCTGAATGGATGGCACGTAGCAATCAGAAGAGCCAAGAGGTCGGTTTTGGTTCAGATGCTTACTGGCTCTGGGCTGTGTCGTCAATCGGGGAGATTTGCAAACAATACAACGATGACGAACTAATTAGGAAACAATTTGGATTACTCTTTAACTGGCTAGAGGAACAAGCGGAGGGAATATTATGAGGATTAAGACTTTTAGTGATGCTATCATCAACGTAAACAAATCGAAGCGAAGTGTTACGGTTGATGGCATTGAATATGGTTCAGATTGCCATGCGCTGCTATCAGATAATAAAGATGGTACGGGCACGATTACATTAGTATTCACGGGTAAAATTCTTTAGGGAGGTGATTCATACGAAAATCACAGAAACTGAGCTAAACGCTTTAGATAATAAGCTACTTCGTTATGCGACCATCAACCGAGAGATCGCAACAAGACGCGAAGAGTTGCAATTCCCCTATAATTCAGATGTGAATTCAGGAGGGAGTAAAACAAATAGCGTCTCAAGACCAACAGAAGAAATTGTAGTAAAATTTAACAAAGACGTAAAATTGAAAAATTTAGAGCTATTTAAAGAAACAGTCGAGCACTTTCTAAAAGATTTGGATAAAGAGCAAATGGAAATCTTTGAACTGCGTTGGATGAATACAACTAGTATTTTTTACTACACTTGGGAAGAAATTGGAGCTAAGTTACACATGAGCCGAAAGACAATTTACCGAAAAAGACGTGTGATTTTAGAAAAATTTGCCCAATTACAGTAAAGTGACACAAAAAACGCTTCCTGTGTCACCTTTTTCGTGATATTATTGTATCATCAGTTTTAGGTAAAACGACAACTCCTTATAATATTTGCGAATCTAGGAACTACCCCTAGATTCTTCAACGCGAGATAGAGCAGCGAGTAGCTCGCTTGGTTCATAACCAAGAGGTCGTGGGTTCGAATCCCACTCTCGCAATTGCCATGTGGCAATCTAGTTTTTTCATAATAATCTCTCTGAAAAGTCACCTACTTGGTGGCTTTTTGCATTGTAAAAAGAATTGAGGTGGTGGAAAATGGGATGACTGAAAAACAAAAAATATTCGCCGATGAGTACATCATCGACTTAAATGCTACAAGAGCTTATAAGGCAGCTTATCCAAATGTTAAGAAGGATGGAGCTGCAAGAACGAATGGAAGTAAGCTACTAACAAATGCTAACGTTAAAGCTTATATAGACGAACGACTTGAACAACTCAAATCTGAACGTGTAGCAGATCAACAAGAGGTTATGGAATACTTGACAGCTGTTATGCGTGGAGAGAAAACAGAACCTTTACTTGTGCTAGATGGTGAAGGTACACAGAAAGTGGTTAATGCTGTGCCGAGTGTGCAATCTAGGACGAAGGCGGCAGAGTTACTAGGTAAGCGTTATAGACTGTTTACGGATAAAGTGGAAGCAGAAGTAAATACATCGGTTACATTTATTGATGACATCGGTGGTTTTTATGATGGCTAAAAAAATATCTGATTTCTTGCCTGCTAAATTTCACGATGTATGGCGTGCTTCAACCTGTCGAAGATTTCTTAATGTAATTTGTAAAGGCGGTCGCGGTTCTGGTAAATCGTCAGATATAGCACATATTTTGGTTCAGCTTGTCATGCGTTATGCTAGTAACGCAGTTTGCATCCGTAAAGTAGACAATACCTTAGAACAATCTGTGTACGAACAGCTTAAGTGGGCTATTTACGAGCAAGGAGTAGAGCATTTTTTTAGATTTAACAAATCTCCTTTGCGAATCACTTATATTCCTCGCGGAAATTATATTATCTTTCGAGGAGCACAGGAGCCAGAACGAATTAAATCTTTAAAAGACAGTCGTTTTCCTTTTGCGTTTGCATGGATTGAAGAGTTGGCAGAGTTTAAGACAGAAGACGAAGTAAAAATTATTACGAACTCACTGCTACGTGGAGAATTACCAAAAGGACTTTTTTACAAGTTCTTTTTTTCATACAATCCACCCAAGCGTAAGCAGTCATGGGTTAACAAGAAATATGAGAGTGTTATCCAGCCGGAGAACACCTATGTACATCATTCGACCTATTTTGATAATCCTTTTATTTCCAAAGAATTTATTGCAGAAGCTGAAGCAACTCGTGAACGTTCTCAAATTCGTTATGATTGGGAATATTTAGGTAAAGCCGTTGGTTCGGGAGTTGTACCGTTTGACAACTTAGTTTTTCGAACGATTACAGATGATGAATACAAGAGTTTTGATAACATTCGAAACGGCATTGACTATGGTTATGCTAATGATCCTCTCGCTTTTGTTCGATGGCATTATGATAAAAAGCGTCGAACTATTTACGCTGTAGACGAAATTTATGGAGTAAAAATTAGCAATCGTATGTTAGCTGAAAAGTTAAAACAAAAAGGCTATCAGTACGATGTGATTCATGCCGAAGTAGAGCCGAAGTCGAATGATGAGTTACGCTACGAATATGGCATATCTCGTGTGATACAGGTCAAAAAAGGACCTGACAGCGTTGAATTTGGCGAGAAGTGGCTGGATGATTTAGACGCAATTGTTATTGATCCAAAACGCACGCCGAACATTGCCAGAGAGTTTGAAAATATCGATTACGAAACGGACAAAGACGGGAATCCTCGCAATCGACTAGAAGATAAAGATAATCACACAATTGATAGCACTCGTTACGCATTTGAAGATGATATGAGAAATGCAAAAGCCAAAGTAAAACGCAAATCGCGTTATGGATTGTAGAAAGGATAAACATGTATCAAATATTTACGTATCCCCGCGCTGAATATGATGAAACAAGATTAAAAAAAGACTTGATCTATAAATTGATTTTAAAACATTCAAATGAATCAGAGCGATTGAAGCGATTAAAATCTTATTATTTAGGTGAGCACGACATATTAAAACACGAACGTCGAGCAGGTCAGCCGAATTTTAAGACGGTCGCTAACCATGCTAAAGATATAGCGGACACTGCCACTGGTTACTTTATGGGGAATCCAGTCAAATACACAAATACTGGTGAAGCTGATTTAGAACCTTTGCTTGAAGCTTTTGACGGAGCAGAGATTGATCAAGTCGATAGCGAGAATGCACTAAATATGGCAATTTATGGCAAAGCATATGAGTATATTTATGCAAAAGAAGACTCAACAGAGCTTGATTCGACTAGTTTAGAACCCGAAAATACATTTTTAGTCTATGATGATAGCATTGAAAAACGTCCGCTGTTTGCTGTGTATTATTATCATGTCAAAGATGATACGAATAATACAACTAGTTATCACGCAGAGGTTCTGACGGAGAACTTGCATTACAACATTATACTGCAAGAGTCAAGTACCGGAACAACACATGATGATAGTCCAGTACCTCACAATATGGGGGCTATTCCGGTTATTGAGTATCAGAACAACAAATACCGTATCGGTGATTATGAGCAGCAGATTAGTTTGATTGATGCTTACAACTCGCTTATGGGCAATCGTGTAAATGATAAAGAACAAGCGATTGAATCGATTCTCTTAATTTACGGGGCTCAGCTTGCTGATACTGAGGAAGAAGCACACGAAGCTATGCAGATTTTGCGCGAAGAGGGTCTACTTGAATTGCCAGCGGATTCTAAAGCGGAATTTTTGACCAATGTTTTAGATGAAAATGCTGTTGAGGTCTTGCGGAAGGCCCTAAAAGAGGATATTTATACGTTTAGTCACGTCCCTAATTTAACGGATGAGAACTTTGCAGGAAATAGTTCGGGCGTAGCCATGGAATACAAGTTGTTAGGTCTCGAAATGATTACAAAAACTAAAGAAGCGAATTACAAACGCGGACTTCGTCAAAGAATCGCTATCTTTTCAAATTTTTTGGGATTGAATCAGATCGCTATTGATGCAAAGTCAATTGTTCCGCAATTTAGTCGCGGACTTCCAAAGAATTTGCTTGAAATTTCGCAAATTATCAATAATTTGGATGGCAAGGTTAGCTTGCGTCAGTTAATCTCTCTTTTGCCATTTGTGGAAGACCCTGACGCAGAACTTGAAGCATTGCAAGAACAGAAAGAAGAAAATGCGGAACAGTTTCCGCAGTTCAACCAAGAAAATACTCATCCAAAGAAAGAAGATGAGCTAAATGAACAAGAAGAATGACACTTACTGGGAACGTCGTAAAGCTGAGTTAATCTATCAGCAAATGGACAAAGCAGAAGCCAAGGCAGATGATATTGATAAGATATATAACGAAGCGCAGCGGTATTTGAACAAGCAAGCAGATAAAGTCTTTGACAAGTTTCAACGTGATTACGGTTTATCCGAAACCGACGCTAGACAAGTGTTGAAAGACATGAAAGGCAAGCGTAGTTTATCTGAAATGCGTAAGGTTCTTGAAGCACGGCCGGAAGATCCAAATATTAACCAACTGCTTGCTGATATGGATAGCGGAGCATATGCCTTTCGTTTAAATCGATTTAATGAGTTGAGCCAACAAGTAGATAGATTGCGAAATGCTATGTATCAAGCTGAAAAGAAGCAATCAGATAGGTTCTATCCAGATTTCATGAAAGACAGCTACAACCAAGCTACTTTCAACTTGCAACAGCACACAGGACTTGCATATCATTTCAACGCATTACCAGAAGCTGAAATCAAGCGTCTAAGCCGTTTAAAATGGTCGGGGGATAATTACTCAGGGCGTATCTGGAACAACACAGGAGAGCTTGCTAGACAGCTTAAAAACGAGCTTTTAGTTAGCTGGATGACGGGACGCAGCAATCGCGATGTTGTCAATTCAATCGCAGAACGATTCAATGTAGGACGAAACAATGCTCGTAGGTTAGTTCGCACAGAATCTGCATTCTTCCATAATGAAATGGAAGCGTTGAGTTACAAAGATGCGGATATTGAGCAATATCGCTTTGTGGCTGTATTAGATAAACGCACGTCCTCTATTTGTCGTGAGCATGACGGCAAGGTTTACAAAGTGTCAGAGCGCAAGACCGGAATCAATTATCCACCGCTGCATCCGTGGTGCAGGTCTACTACGATAGCACATTTTGAGGATATGGATTTAAGCAAGTTGGAACGTCGAGCGCGTGATCCGGAAACAGGAAAGACAATGCTTGTGCCGGCAAATATGAGTTATGATGATTGGCGCGAGAAATACGTTGCAAAAGGCCATCAGAAGCTGTATAATAATATTGATTTAAATAATTATGATAATCATACGTTTGAAAACTTGAAAACGGTTCTTCATTCTGCAAATAAAGCAGCAGAGCGTTTTAAAGCCAAAACAGGTATAGATTTGTATGATAGTAAATTCATAGATGTTAGTAATCGATATGATGATAACAAAGCTAAATTTGTTAAATTTTTATTTTCTGAACGTGGTTTTGATAAAACTCCTGTAATAAAAAATAATACAGAGGGCATGAAAGCCCTTTATCGTGGAGTTACAAATGCGGATGAAATCGGCATAACTGGAGCTGAGTTTAAAAGACGATTCCGAAGTGGAGCTCTAGATATTTCAGGTGCTAATCGTTCTGCGTTTGGCCGAGGCATTTATTTTGGGACTGAAAAACGTTTAGCTGAAGTTTATTCGCAGAAAGGCGCAGGCGGTGCTATTATTGAAGCATATTTACCAAAAGAAGCGAATTTGATGTATATTGGGACTGCGCAAGATTTTACAAGTAGAGTAGCGAATATTGATCAAATTCGGGAAGCTGGTCTCGAAAAAGTCTATAATCTTATTTATTCAGGTAAGGGTATGGATAAAAACATAGAGATATTAGCGGCTTTGACGGGACATGATGGAGTTATTTCGAATGATGATTCTATTATTAGCATATTCAATCGTGGGAAGCTGGTGATTAAAAATGATTAAGTGTTCAGTGGGATTGATAATAGATGCTTTTTCTAATGTTATACCAGATTGGGATTTGAACTATGAAGAAGCAGGAAGCGTGTATCAAGCTGTATGGAATCTTTGTAAAAATTACAGGGATGAGCAAGGATGGATTACATTAAACAAAAAAATGCTGAATTTTATAAACGAAGAAGAAAGTAGTAAAATTTTAAATTATATAAAAAATAATTCAGATAATGATAATCCGCTCTCTTTTGAAATTGAATTACTATTTAACTCTAATGGGATTGGTTGAATTGTATAGATCTAATTACTTTTACGCACTTAGAATAACCTAGGTGCTTTTCTTATACCTAAAGAAAGGAGCAGAACATGTTTATATGGAATTGGGTGGCGATTGCTATTGGGTGGTTGCTTTTTCTTTTGCTGATTTTGTTTATCATTGCGTTGTTTCTAGCAATTATAAATGTTATTAAAAACGGGAGGTGATCACACATCTTGACTAGCAGGAATAGACTGCTATAAAGCTAATAAACTGGTCGAAAATGACCAGTTTTGTTTTTGTCCAGGCATGGAAGACGAAAAAAGCTATGGAGTAACTAGTCGGGGACGACTTAAAATATAGGAGGTTCGCAATGGACGAACAAAAAACAAAACTAGGTCGTATTCCAATGAATATCCAGACCTTGCAACTCTTTGCTGACGGTGAAGCTGGCGCAGATCCAAGCGGCAAAGATAGTGGTGAAACTGATAGTAGGGCACCTGCAGAGCCTAAAACACCAGAATCACAAGGCGAAAAAAAGTACACAGATGCAGAAGTTGATGAAATCATTGACAAGAAATATGCAAAGTGGAAAGCAGAGCAAGAAGCTAAAGAAAGCGAAGCGAAAAAACTTGCGAAGATGAATGCTGATGAGAAGAAAGATTATCAGCTAAAACAACGCGAGCAAGAGCTAGCTACTCGTGAAGCTGAAATTACTCGCAAAGAACTGACTGCAGAAGCTAAAACGATGCTAAGTGAACGTGACTTACCAATTGAATTAGTAAATGTGGTGAATCTGACAGACGCTGACAGCGTATCTGAATCAATTAATGCTATTCAGAAAAACTGGGAAGCAGCAGTTCAGAAAGGCGTTTCAGAACGTCTTAAAGGTGGTGCACCCATGAAAAGTGCACAACAAAATCAACAAGAAGAAGTCCCTAAGTGGAAAAAGGACTTTTTAAGATAAAAAAAGAAAATGAGGTAAAATTATATGGCATTTGAAAATTTAAATACAGCAGAATCTCGTAAACGCCATCTTGGTATTATTGAAGATGTACTTGCTGTAAACTCTTATTCTGCACCGTTAGTACTTTCTAACGAAGCAGTGGAAATGAACGGACGTTCGTTTACAGTCGCTAAAGGAAATACTACTCCTTTGAAAGACTATCGTCGTAATAAAGATAATCAGTTCGACCACGTTGAAGTGGAAGAAAAGGTTTATACCCTTAACGAAGAAAAATATTGGGGACGTTTCGTAGACAAGCTAGATGAACGCGATTCTAATGGTCAAGTTAATATTGATTATGTGATTGCTCGCCAAGCTGCAGAAGTCGTAGCTCCATATCTGGATGAATTGCGCTTCGGTGCTGCACTTGGTAACGTCAGTGATAACGTAGCAATGGGTAAAACAAAGGGTGAAAATAATGCATACAATGCAGTTCTTGATGTATCTGAGAAATTAGATGAGTTGGGAATCACAAAAGACCGTTTGTTATTTGTAACACCTGCATTCTACAAAGCGGTTAAATCCGAAATTGTTCGTTTGCCACAAGGGGACGCAGATAAACGAGTTCTTATCAAAGGGTATGTCGGAGAACTCGATGACTTCACAGTTTATAAAGTTCCATCAAAATTCTTGCCAGGCGTAAATGCTTTAGCTTCCGCACCTGGTGTAGTTACTTCACCACTACAAATCGATGATACTAAGTACAACGATAATATTCCTGGACGTTTTGGTGAATTGGTTGAACAACTGCTCTACACAGGTGCTTATGTGCTTGAAGATTTCCAAAAATACATTATCACGATTGCAGACAACAAACCTGCAGCTAAAAAATCAGCTCAAGGCGAAGTGATTATTCGTGCGAAAGAATGGAAGACGGGTACTGACTACTTAGCTGGTGATCAAGTACAATCTGACGGTAAGGTTTATGAAGCGATTAAAGATATTTCTGCTTCTGCCACAAAACCTGAAAGCGACGCTACCAATTGGAAAGAAAAGAAATAGGTAGCTGCCTATGCTTAAATTACAAGTCAAAAAGGCTTTTTACGATTGGCAAGATAATGTCTTACGACAAACAGATGAAGTAATCAAAATGGCGCAGGCGCGTTATGACGAGTTTACTCAAAACTTAGCAGAGCAAGACGTTGATGTAGAAGATATTGTCACAATCGTGAAAGAGCCTAAAAATAAGGAAGCTCCTGCAAAATAGGAGGTCTTGAATGGAACTTGAAAAACTAAGAAAATTGACGGGTGAGAGTGATGATGAAGTCCTCTCACCTTTGCTTTTAAGGGCTGAAAATATCATTTTGACAGAGACCAATCGACAAAAGTTGACTCCAGCTTTAGAACGACTTCTACCAGAGTTGGTGCTGGAGTTGCTAAATCGTCAAGGAAGCGAAGGAGAACAATCCAGAAGTGAGGGCGGTGTGTCCGTCTCTTACGTAGACGGTATTTCTTCACATTTATTGGCAAGCATTCAAAATCATAGATTAGCGAGGGTGAGCGGTCGTGCGTTTGAAAAAGAATAGGTTGAAACCATACAACCTTCGCAAGTTCCGAGTTATCAAAACGGATGAAGGAATTAAGCGTGAAGGATACAGTGATGAAACAATCGAAATCAAAGCCGAGGTATGGCCAGCAAGCGGTAGTTTACAAGCTGAGCTCTACGGTGAACGTTTGAACTACATCATGAATGCCAATGTTGAGAAATCAACAGAGATTGCTGAAAAAGACGGTTTGTGCATTGATAATCCTAACCAAGTAACGCACCGGGTCATTTCTATCAAAACCTATTCAAATCACAAAGTGCTAGAATTGGAACAGATACGAAATGCAAGGAGCTAATGAGTTAATTCGTAAATTTCAGCGATTAGGTGGACAACACGCTTCCCAAATGATATTGACTGCAGTTCATCAGGGGGCTAAATTTGTCCAAGCAGAAGCTAAACTTCGTGCCCCTGCTAATACTGGAGAACTTCGACAGAGTATTAAGACTCGTGCTAAACTAGAAGGTAATATAGCAGTTGGTGAAGTATTTGTTGCTGTAGAACATGGTATTTATGTTGAACTCGGGACAGGTCCGAAAGGTGCTGCGAGCCATTCTGGTATTTCGCCAGAAGTTAGCGTCTTTTATCGCTCTACGCCTTGGTATGTACATGAAAGTCAAATTGATGTAGGACCTTACCGCTTTGCAAAAAAAGGTGAGTTTTACAAGATGTATGGTCAGCCTGCGCAACCGTATCTCTATCCAGCGTTGAAGAACAACGAGACGAAAGTCCAGAAAGTTATCGCTAATTATGTACGAAGGAAAATTGAGGAACTAGCAAAATGATAAATATTAAGCCTATTATTTACGAAGAACTTGAAAAAATCGCAGAGAATGTAACGGATACTTATCCTGACGATTGGGAGCATTTCCCAGTCGTTATTTTTTTAGAAGAAGAAAACAAGCCGTACGAAATCTACAGCGATAAAGAACAAAAATCAAACATCAGATATAAAGTCGACATTTTCAACAATGATTCGACAAGCGCTTTAGCTTTGAAGATTGACGAAATCTTTAGCAAATTAGGATTGATGCGCACTAGCTCGCTAGATGTGTCAGACCCTAGTCATTTAAGACACAAAACAATGCGTTTTGAAGGAATTGTTGACTTAAACTCTGAATTAGTATTTAGACAAAGAATGGAAGGATAAAAATATGTTAGCAAATGGAATTAAGCTAGAATTTAAAGAAGGTGGTTCAGGAAGCTTTACAGCTATCCCAGAATTGAAAGAAGTACCTGAAATGGGCGTCGACCCTGAAAAAGTTGAAAACACAACTTTAGCAGATAAAGTGAAAAAGTATGAATTTGGTATCGGTGATCCAGGAGAGCTCGAATACAAATGCGCTTATAAAAACGATACTGCTACAGCTTCATATCGTGTATTGCGTAAGCATGCTGATGACAAGAAAACGCTTGACTGGAAACAAACGTATCCAGATGGTACGACTGTAGAATTTAGTGGACAGCCGTCCATCAAACTTGGTGGCGGCGGTGTCAATGGTGTTATTGAATTCACATTGAAGATTGCTTTACAGTCTGATTTTAAATTTACTGACGGACTCGGAGGTTAATTGAATGACATTACCATACACAATTTGGCAAATTGGAGAAAAAGAATTGAAGCTACGCTTGACTACTCGTCAAGCCGTGGCTGTTGAAGAAAAATTGGGCGTGAATTTATTAAAGGTCTTTATGCCGCAAAAAGATGAAGATTTTCCTTTGCCGCCACTAAAAGTAATGCTTGTAGTGATTCACGGAGCATTGCAACAGTTCGAACATGGAATGTCACTTGATGATGTTTATGATTTGAATGACGAGTATGTGGATAACGGCGGAGATCAGACTTCACTCTTGACGGATGTTATCATTCCTCTGTTTGAAAATTCGGGTTTTATGCCAAAACAGAAAAAAGGGAAGAAAAGCAAAACGACTATGAAAACAGTCAAGTAGGTGCTTCTGAACCTCTTTCTGTCTCGAAATATGTAGATGGGCTGTATCCTTTGTTTTTAGACATCGGAGGCAGCCCTTTTGATTTTTGGGAATATACAATGGCTGAAATACTTGATTTAATCAATAGTTTTAACCGTGTCTATCTCCAAAAGAAGAAGGATAAAACACTTGAAAATTATCGTTTATCGCAAATGATCGCGAATCACGTTAGTTTATTATTGTCAAACGAAGCAAAGCTTTTAGATGTTTGGGAGTACGCCCCAGAACTTTTTGAAAAAGAAAAAAAACAGATAGAAGAACAACGCAAGAGACAAGAAGCTTTATTGCACAAAGAACAAATGAGAGCATTTGCAGAACGATTTAATCGAATGAGAAAGGAGGAAAGCTATGAGCATGACTCTTGAAGAGTTAAAGGTCATCATTGATGCTGAAATTGCGCCATTTAAGAAAAAAATGCAAGAAGCAGCAGAACAAACTCGAAAAGCGACCAGTGCCGTACAGAAACAAACTTCCAGTATCAAAAGCGCATTTAGCAAATTAGCTGCTTTTGCAGGATTTGCAGTTTTGGGTAAAAAGTTATTGGATTTGGGAATGTACTCAACACAAATGGCGTTAGAAGTTTCAGCAGCAATGAACCAAATCAAGCGCCAAATGGGCGAAAGTTCACAGACTTTCTTAAAATGGATCAATGATAATGCCAATGCTATGAATATGAGCGTTGGAGAAGCAACTAAATATGCAGGCGTCTACTCAAATCTATTTAGTACATTTATCAAAGATAGTAATAAATTAAGCGCTTATACTGGTAAAATGCTGCAAACATCCGCAGTAGTTGCTGAAGGAACCGGCCGAACAATGACAGATGTTATGGAACGGATTCGGTCTGGTTTGTTGGGGAATACTGAAGCGATTGAAGATTTAGGGATTCAAGTTGGTGTGTCCATGATTCAATCCACAAACGCTTTTAAGAAATTTTCTGATGGGAAATCTTGGGATCAATTGGATTTCTTGACACAGCAACAAATCCGACTAATGGCGATTTTGGAACAAGCAACTCAAAAATATGGTGACACCTTAGCTTCTACCGTGAATGGTCGGGTTAATCTATTTAAGTCGTTGTTGAAAGATGCAGCACTCAATATCGGTAATTCATTCTTGCCAATTCTAAATGCTGTTATGCCAGTTCTGAATTCTTTAGCTATGGTTTTGAAGAATGTCACTGCTAAACTTGCTGAATTTGTTGGTTTAATGTTTAACAAAAAAGCAACGGTTAAAGACAGCGCTATTGGAAATGCTAATCAAGGCATGAAAGATTTAGCGGGTGGAGCTGGTGATGTAGCTGATGCTATGGACGACGCAGATGACGCTTCTGGCGGATTAGCCGACAATCTAGATGATACTGCTAAATCAGCTAAGAAAGCCGTTAAAGAACTTTTAGGTCTAGCTGGATTTGATGAAATCAATTCTTTAAAGAAAAATGATGATTCGGACGATTCTAGTCCTAAAACTCCGAAAGGTGGAAAAGGTAAAAAAGGCAAAGATAAAGGTAACGGGGCTTTTAAAGATATTCTTCCTGAAATTGGACTTGAGGATATGAACAATAACTTTAAGTCTATTTTTGACGGATTGGGAGATAAATTAAAGGGCTTATTTACTTTATTTAATGCTGGTTTTAATGCTGCTTTTCGTTCAGAGGGATTGGAACGGATTAAAAAAGCGTTAGACCGAATCAAGAAGACTTTAACTGAAATCGCAACTGATCCGCAAGTCGTGAATGCTTTTAACTTAATGACCCAACGAATAGCTTATGCATTAGGTCAAGTTGTAGGTTCTATAGCAACGACGGGCGTTGCTATAGGGGTATTTGTCGCAGAATCCATCGCGAATGGTTTAGAACGCCAAAAGGAACGAATAAAACGAGCTCTGGTAGCATTGTTTACCAACGTTGGTGAAATAGCTCAATCTATCGGAAATATCGCTCAATCGCTTGCTAATGCGTTCTACGACGTGATGACTTCTATCGGCGCGGTTCGGATCGGTAGCGCAATCGCGTCTGCAGTTTTAAGCGCTGGTTCTACTATCGTTGAATTGGGTAGTAGTCTAGCTCGTGATTGGTTCAAAGGGTTTGAAAAAATCATAACTGATAATGCACCCAAATTAGCCAAAGCGTTTAAAACAATGCTTAATAACATCGCTCCTGTATTTGAAACAATTGAGCGAGCTGTGAATGATTTTGGCGATATGTTGACGAGTGTTTATAGAGAACACGTTCGTCCTGTGTATAATGATGTGTCTAAGGGCATATCTAAAATAGTTGGAATTTTTATTGATGGTTTTAATACCTATATCAATCCAATCATAAAAAAATTTGGTGAAAGCTTTAAAGCAGTTTACGATGAGCATATTAAACCTGCTATCGATAAAATCGGTGAATCCTTAGGCGGAATGTATGACGCCTTTAAAAAATTATGGGATGAAATTCTACAGCCATTATTTGAATGGATAGCGGCTAATGTATGGCCTATTCTTGCACCAATTATTGAAAAACTAGGAAACGATTTCCTAAAAACTTTAGGTTTAATCTTTGATATCATAGGTCAATTATTCGAGATTCTGAGAGGTGTCATTGATTTTATAGTCGGAGTCTTCACTGGTGATTGGGACTTGGCTTGGCAGGGAGTGCTCGAAATCCTTCATGGAATCTTTGGACCTATTGCTGATTGGTTCTCTGAAAAATTTAAAAAAGCTTATGACGCTGTAACAACTACATTTTCTAATATAGGGCAATGGTTTGCTAATAGATATAACGATATTAAAAATGCTTTAGCTTCAGTCGGTGATTGGTTCTCTCAAAAATTCAAACAAGCGTATGACGGAATCATTAATACTTTCCAAAATATCGGTCAATGGTTCACCGACCGATACAACGACATCAAGAACGCTTTGCAATCTGTTGGAACTTGGTTCACGCAGAAATTCCAGCAAGCGTGGAACGGGCTGACGAACGTTTTCTCTAGTCTTGGCTCGTGGTTTGGTCAAAGATGGTCCGATGTGACTTATGCTTTGAGCAATGTAGCAGGTTGGTTCGGCAGCATTTTTGGACAAGCCTATTCTGCAGTTCAAAACGCGTTTAGTTCAATTGGTTCATTTTTTAGCGGAATTTGGAATACTGTTCAAAGTATTTTTGTAAACGCTGGTCAAGCTGTCGGAGATGCGGTAGGCGGGGCATTCCGCGGTGCGGTTAATGCCGTGTTGGGAACTATCGAAAATATTGTTAATGGTTTTATTGACATGATAAATGATGCAATTAGTGTTATCAATAGCTTACCACTGCCTTTTTCGCTTGGTTATATTGGAGGCGTTTATCTACCACGATTAGCCCGTGGGGGTATTGTAGATAGCCCGACAGTCGCCATGATTGGTGAAGCTGGTAAAGAAGCAGTAGTCCCGTTGGAAAATACAGGCTTTTTGCAAACGATGGGACGTGTCGTGAGTGGTGCAGTTGTTAATGCACTTGGTGGGATTCTTCCACAATCGGGCAGATTTACTGGTAATGGTGACATCGTGATTCAAATTGGTGGTCATGAATTTGGTCGAGTGGCTATCCAAGAAATCAACAAAGAACAAGAACGAGCAGGACAAATCCTGTTGAACATTTAGGAGGTGCAATGAGTAATCTATTATTAAATGGAGTCGCTGTTGTGGCTCCTAAATCTTTTCAAGTTGGCATTCAAGACGTAGACGGAGAAACCGGTCGAAATGCTAATGGTGATATAGTGCGTGACCGTATTACCACGAAACGAAAACTCGAATGCGAGTGGGGACAGTTGACACAAGCTGAAATTTCGCAAATCCTTAATGCAGTATCTGGAGTCTTCTTTAGTGTTAGCTACCCAGACCCTATCAACGGTCAGACGACAGGTACTTTTTATGTGGGTGACAGAACATCACCGGCGTACACATTTACGAACAAATTCAAACCGTGGAGTGGCTTGAAATTTAATCTAGTAGAGAGGTAGGAATCTATGACAACATTTGAGCAAGCAATGCTGGCAAGAGACCGAACTCTTGCAATTCGTGTAGGGAAGTATCAGTCGAGCGACATCAACGAAGCCGCTTTTAGTTATGGGTATATTGCTGGTGATACATTCAAGCCGGGAGGCACTTGTGCTGGTTCTGGTAAAATCATCTTTTCAAGTATTATCACTACTTTCAAAAAATTGGATAAAATTTATCCAGAAATTGGTTTGCTAGTCAATGACACGTATGAATGGGTTAAGATGGGCGAGTATTTTATCAATGACATAAAGATTGATAGAAATCGAAGCAAGACCGAACTTGAACTCATGGACGGTATGTTTAAGTTCAATCAGCCTTATGTTTCTGATTTGAGCTATCCTGCACAGATTCGTGATGTGATCCGTGAAATCTGTAAAAAAACGGGTGTAGAATTACAAACGGAAAATTTAGGCTTTCGTGCGATTCAGCAGCACATTCCTAAAAAGCCAGATAAGAAAGATATCACATTTAGAGAAGTGTTAAGTCAAGCAGTTCAGTTGCTTGGGTTTTCTGCTTTCTTCAATCGTGAAGGTAAGCTTGAAATTCGTGGCTTAACAGAATCTGGTATTACTATTACAGCTGATAGTTATTTTCTGCACGGATTGACTAAGAGTGAAACAGAATATCAAATCGCTGGTATCACTTGTAAGAAGACGGATAAAGAAGTTTTAACAGTTGGATTGCGTACTGGTCGTTCGCTTGAACTGGAAAACAGCTTTATGAATCAAAATATATTAGATGATTTGTACTATGATTTAAAAAATTTGAAGTATTATCCGTTTAATTTGAATTATCAAGGTCACTTGAAATTACAAGTAGGTCAGTGGGTCACGATTAAGACGAATAAAAACGAAATTTTCAAAGTTCCTGTTTTAAGCCAATCTTTTAGTTTTAAAGGCGGTTTGTCGTCTCGTATTAGTGCGGATAGTAAAGCGGGTAGTGATACACAGTATAGCTATAGCGGTTTTATTCAACGCCGAATCAATCAAGCTTCAACCGATATGCGAGCAGAAGTACAGCAACAACTTGAATGGGCTGAAAAAGAGTTTGATAAAAAGCAAAATGATTTAAAAGATGAGATAAAGACCGGCATCGAACAAGCAAAAGCTAGAGCCGAAGAAGTTAAATCCGAAATCAATCAATCCATTGAACAGAAATTGCAGCAGACGAAAAGCGAAGTCGTTGAGAAAGTCAAGCAAGATTTTAATCAAGGGCTGGCGAATGCTAATGCTGAAATTGGTAAAGTCAAGCAAAATTTAACGAATTTACAAAGCAGTGCAGAAGCTAACATCAAACAAGTCAAATCTGACCTGGCTGGTATCCGCAACCAGCAAACAGCCTACGAACAATCCAACGAGCAAAATCTCTCTCAGATAACTGGCCAGCTTGCTGATAAAGCCAGCAAGTCGGAAGTCAAACAGACCGCAGACGGAATACGAGAGGAGATAAGCCAGATTTCCGTCGGTGGTCGTAATCTGCTGAAAGGCTCAAAGGGAGATTTTAAGCCTGATATAAATCCATCGAATTTTGATAATCAAGTCTTGTATGTACAATCAACTTCGATTGATTTGGTCAAAGGAGAGGAATATCTAATATCTGCTAAGACAGACGGAAATTTTACAGCTATACATAACGGCAACAAAGAGAGTGATAATGTCGTGCTCTGGTTGATGGATAAGACCATTACGAATTATCAAATTGTGTCCGATAGCAATACAGGGACGACAGGAACAGTCTTTACTTGGAATAAACCGACAGGCACTTATCATTTGCGAGTGAATACTTATCATAAAGACGCTCGGAAGAAAGTTTGGGAAGTCAAAGTCGAGCAAGGCACTATAAAGACTGATTGGAGCCCAGCGCCAGAAGATGTTGATGAGCAAATCATAGCCGCTAAGACCACGCTTGAAAAAACTGCAGAAGGTCTGAAAACGGACATGGTCGCAGTCAAGTCTTATGTGGCGAATGACGGTAAGCGCAGAGAAGAGCTGGAAAAGTACACACGCACGGAAACAGCACGCAGTACAGAAGCGTTGCGAAAGCAAGTGTCAGAAAGCTATGTCGCAAAATCTCAATACACAGAAGATGTGCGAGGAATTACGAGACGATTTGAAGAGCTAAATATCGGTAGCCCTAATTTGGTTTTGAACGGTGCGGTTGAACTTGGGGATCGTTATTGGGGTGGAACAGATGACAAATTGTTTACTAATCGTACGCATGTTTTTTATAAAAATGGCAAAAAACCAATGTTTGTAATTGATACAAACGAACCTAATATAGCTTGTTTACAAAATGTGATATTTAACAAGTTAAAAAAAAATACAACATATACTTTGTCGTTTACTGGTTTCATGTCAGGTAATGTATCTGGATTTCGTGTTTTAGTAGGCTTACTTTCTGATACAGACAACGTCTGGAAAGATGCAATAGATGTATTCCACCAACGTTTATCCCCTAGAGAAGCACAACGCTTTTCTGTTACGTTTAACAGCGGTAACTATGATGGATTCTCAGTTCGTTTTGACAACATGGGTTCCAGCAATGGAATAAGCGCCACTGTGTGGATTAGCGAAATTGACGTATACGAAGGCACGATGAAACGGGCTTATCAACCGGCGCCAGAAAATAATCAAAATTATGCAGATACGAAGTTAACGGAGTATAAGCAGACAGTAGACGGCGAGTTTAAAAAACTTCAATCTTCTGTCGGTGAAATGGTGAAAAAGACAGACATCTCTATCACACCCGGTCAAATTAGTTTTGGCACAGGTAAGGTTGTGAATGGCAAGACGATTGCCAGCCTTTTTGTCCAAAACCCTGAAAGCATCGAAGCCATTACCAAACTTATGCGAATAACAGGTGATTTGATTGTGGATGGGTCTATCACTGGACGTGATTTAGCAGCTAATACAATTACAACTGCCCATTTGGCAGCTGGAGCAGTGACGACAGAAGTGCTCGCGGCAGATGCAGTAACTGCTAAGAAGTTGAGAGTTGATTATGCTTTGATTAACAAGCTGACCGCAGATGATGCACTGTTAAATAATTTAGTAGCTAAGCAAGCTTTTATCAATAAGCTGTCAACAATTGACTTCAGTGCTACACAAATAAAGGGCGGTATTTTAAAGTCGCTGAATAATATTTCTACTTTTGACTTGCAAAGAGGCATTTTAAGAATAATTCGAGGCAATGGATCTGCTATAACATTAGGTCATGAAGGCTTGCATTTGAAAAAACAAGAAGAAACCATCTTAGGTTTAACGTATAAAGAGGGTTCAATTTTATCTGAATTTTATTCTTATAACAATAAAGGTTCGGCCAATTTTGAAATCGGCAACGGATCCACTCTTGCCATTTCTCTGAACCAATACAGTTCTAATTTTATAGAAATCTCTCCTGAAAAAGAAACTATTTATATTAGCGGAGGTTTTAAACTTTATTTGGGTGGAGGACAAAACGTATCATTAGAACATACTAGAGGAACTTTTAATGGCGTTGACTTTTCTAGCTTTCGAGCTTTAGGAACAAACAGAGATGAATTAAGGTTCTTTAGAGACGGGCGAATTGAATTGTATCACAAAAAATATTAGGAGAAATACATGAACGAAAACGTATACACTTACATGTTTACTGATTTAAAAAACCAAATCGGTGATAAAGCACTAGAAGCAGCAGAATTTAAGGCGCGATTGATACAGGAACAAGCTGAAAAAGAACAGCTGCAGGAACAACTCAAACATTTTAACGCCGTGTTAGCTTCAGACGAGGCGCTGAAAGAACTTTTTGAGGAAGCAAAAACAAAATTGGAGGGCACAAATGAAATTTAAAGTAGCTAATAAATACCTACGGGAAGCAGATAAAACATTTGTCGCTATTCGATGTGACGAACCCTACACAGCTTATGACCGTGTACTGGAGGGAGACCATATGAATGATAACGATGAAAGTTTAATCGATGCAGTTTTGAAGCTGGTAGCGACTGAACTTGACCCAACAGGAGCTATCGCAGAAATGCAGCAGAAGTTAGATAAAACAACAGATACGACGAAGAAAAACAAAGATAGCGTAGAGCGCACATCTAAACTAACAGATGTATTGATTCTGCTTGCTATTTCTATCGAAGGTGGCATGCAGCAAGATTTGTATAATAAGGTCGCAGCACTTTTGCCACAACTTACCGAAGGTATCCGATATGGCTTTGGGGATATTGTTAGCGCACCATATCCGTATGATACAAACCCTAAATATCCGCAGGGCACGCCTGTCATCCTAAAATTTTTGGATAATTGGACGCACAAAGACCAACCGTTGCAAGAATTGCTACAAAAAGGTGCTTGTACAACGATTATGCCAAGAATAGATTAGGTGGTGAGGACATATGGCACCTGACGTTGTAAACGCTGTTGTGACAACTGTTACAACGCTAATCGGCACGTTTGGCGGAATTGTGACAAGTGCTAGAATTACTACTTTTCGGATAAAAGAACTTGAGAAAAAGGTAGAAAAGCATAACAGCATAGTTGAACGGACTTATCGGTTGGAGGAAAGAACTAATTTTTTAGACGAACAAATCGATAAGCTTGAAAATAAAATTGAAAAGGAAAAATAAGATGCAACAAATTTTAATCACAGCGGGTATCGTAGCCCCAATCATTTCAGCAATCGTAAATGTTGTTAAAACACAATTTAAACTAGATGGAAAGCAAGTATCTGCGTTAGCTCTGGTTTTGGGGATTGTCGTAGGCCTTACATATGCTGCAACTATTGTGCACGGCGATTATGCCGTTTATGGTTGGGGCGGGCTAATTGCCGGCTTATCTGCTATCGGCTATTACGAATTGGCTTTTAAAAATAAAAAAGGAGACACAGCGGATGACACAGAAAAAGAAAATTAAGCAGTTTTTAGCTCTTGTTACAATCGTACTTGGTTTCATGCTTCCTACTGCTGCACAAGCAGCGGTAGGAGATCAAGGCGTGGACTGGTCTGTTTATCAGGGGACAAACGGTATCTTTGGTTATGGGCATGACAAGTTTGCTATTATCCAAATTGGCGGTATCAATGCCTATGGTATGTACGGACAGTCAACTTACGAAACGCAGGTAGCAAGCGCTATTGCACAAGGTAAACGTGCTCACACTTACGTTTGGTATGAAGTAGGTGGAAATGCTGCTTTGGGTGAACAAGTGCTCAATACATTTCTTCCGCAGGTTCAAACACCGAAAGGGTCAATTGTAGCTCTCGATTATGAGAGCGGAGCGAGCGCTAGCAAAGAAGCAAATACAAATGCCATCTTACATGGCATGCGCATGATTAGAGCAGCAGGCTATACGCCAATGTACTACTCATACAAGCCTTATACGGTTGCCCATGTGGATTACAATCGGATTTTAGCCGAATTTCCAAATTCTTTGTGGATTGGAGCTTATCCAGATTACAATGTGACGCCATCACCAAACTACAACTTTTTCCCGTCACTCCCAGGAATCGCCATTTTTCAGTTTACTTCAACGTATGTAGCAGGCGGGCTTGACGGTAACGTGGATTTGACTGGTATCACAGATAACGGTTATGGTCGTAAGAATACACCTAAAACACAAACGCCAGCGATTAAAGAGGGCGAAAAAGCTGATAACACACCGAAAAGCGATATTAAAGTCGGCGACACAGTCAAGGTGAATTTCTCAGCTACCAACTGGGCAACAGGCGAAGGAATCCCCGAATGGGTCAAAGGTCGGTCTTACCAAGTAGCAGAGGTAAGCGGTGATAAGGTGTTATTGGCTGGTATTAACTCTTGGATTTACAAGAAAAATGCAGAGATTATCTCTACTACTAATAGCCAACCTGCACCAGCTCCAGCAGTTCAGCAGTCTGGCTCATACACGGTACAGCCGGGAGATACGCTCTCTGGGATTGCGGCTCAATACGGCACGACTTACCAACAATTAGCAGCTCTGAATGGAATTAGCAATCCGAATTACATTTATGTAGGACAAGTTCTAAAACTGACAGGACAAGGACAATCAGCTCCTCAAAATGTGTCTTACCATACAGCACAATGGGGCGATACGCTCTCTGGCATGGCTGCTCAATACGGTACGACAGTAGAGAATATTCAAGCGCTCAATGGATTATCTGGTGATCTAATCTATGCGGGTGTAACTTATAGGATAAAATAA